CCAATGCTGTAGCCTTCAAAGCAGTTGGTAGCGTAGAGATATCATCAACTATAGCAGCGGGTACTACTAAAACTTTAGGGCTTGTAGTAAAACAACTGTATATATCTATCTCATTATTAAGACTTAGCTCTTCTTTTAGAGCAGAGTTAGTAAAAATACGTTCTATTCTATTAATGTCCTCACCTACAACTGTATAAGTATACGTTCCTGCTACTAAAGGCACAGTAACTCGGCCTTCTTTTAGTGGGAATCGTTTATATATTGCAGCTAGTGCCATATTGACATGCGGTATTACTCGTTCACGATTAGATACGCTGATAACACCAGCTTCATTACCACCAATACTTAACTGGGAAAGTTCACCATAAGTAAGCTGGTCAAAGACTTCTTGTAATTTCATAATTTTACCTTACACAATATAAGAAGATATGCGATCAGTATCTTTAACATCAACGTCTACATGCCACATGTTGTCATCCTTACCAGAAGTAACTATGGGAGCCTCTTCTGATGGTTTCCAGGGCATAAGGGAGCTTAACATAGATATTGTATCTAGGAAGTCATCATTCTTACTACGAATACCTCCCACTGCAATTAAGCTAAGCTCATTTATTGCCTCTACCATTGGCGCTTCAGTTTTACGTTCTATAGGAAAAAATACTTTTCTTGCTTTAAACCAAGGGACTACGGTGTTAAAACGTACAAGTTTATTTGTACTAGGCCGCATACCTGGATTACCTTTATTACTTTCACTTGCTAGGGGAAAATAAATGTTCCGCTCTAACATTTGTGTTTGAATCCACTGAATAAATCCCCCTTGTTGCCCACTAACCTCAATACCTACAGATTGAGGTCTATATTCTTGTGCTAATCGAAATAAATCATCAACATTTTTATCCATTAACTGTCGTTTACAGATACCATCTACCCATAACCAATCACCTACATTATTGTATGCCCATACGCTAATAACCGAGAAATCCGCCTTTTCCTTCTCTGAAGTGGCAAAATCAGTAGTAATATAGAAGTTAAACCTGTTTTTGTTTCGTAAAACAGCATCTACCTTATACCATCCAATATCTCCGTCTTGGATCATTCGATCTTCTTCACTCATAATACGCAACATTAATTCTTGATTGAATGTATCAATCTTATTATTCTTCACTGCTGTATCATATTTCTTCTTAACAAAATCATAAGTAAATCGGTCAGGCCAACTCCCCTTAAATTCTTTTTCCGTGCAAGGAAATGTTTCACATACTGGAAATACGTTAACTGCCCAAGCACCAGACTCAACTGCCTTATACAGTGGGTCTTTGGCATTGAAAGGTGTGCCAGACCATATAATCATGTTCCTAGTAGGATGTAATGCGTAAGTAACAGCCTTGTAGACTGTATCTTCTACTGAAGCAATGACTGTTGCTGATCTAGCGTCTTCATCACTGATTAGATCATCTAGTACTGCCAACTGTGGGCGCATACCCATCTCTTTAGCACCACGAACACCTGTCTTTGCCCCGTATCCACGGACAATAAAAATATTGCCGTCAGCGTTTTTAAATTCCCATCGGATATCTGTAAAGCGTACAGTTGGTATATATTGTTTTAGAAATTCTGAATTTTCCCAGCGGAACTCTAAGTTCTTCCGCATATTCTTTATACCATTCTCAATAGAATCTGATACGTATAAAGCTAGGTCTACCTTACCAAAGCCAGGTAATTCCCCATAAACTCCCAAATATAGGAATAAATACTCACCCATCACTGTAGTTTTACTTATACCACGGTGACATAGATTAATAATCTGGGTGCCACCGTTGGTAATAGTATCCAACATTCTATAATGGACTACAGGGGTTTGATGTTCTTCGCCGCGCTCACCATTAACTAGTTTAATAAAGGTTACGAACTCTAATGCAAATTCACTAGGCACATAGTCCTTATCATCCTCATAACTAGTGCTATTGAGGTATTCCTCAACTTTCTTAGGTGAAAATATTTCTTTAGTTGCCGTTTGGCTCATGCAGCGCTATCCCCAAGTATCTTTGTTATATAATTCCTTGTCTCTTTTGGTAACTTCCCTAGGTCCCCTCCTGCTTTTAGCCATTTCTTGGCATTACCTGGGCCCCAGTTATAGGCAATTAAAGCATCTCTATCAGAGCCTTTAAAATATCTTTTTAATCCCTTAAAGTACGCTGCTCCGTATTTTACATTCTTCTCTGGATCACCTAGCTCATCATACTTTAAGTTGTAATTAACCCCGAACCCTGTCTCTTTTTCCGCTGTATTCTTCATAATTTGCATTAAACCCTTTGCTCCAGTGCCTTTATTAAGTGCATCGGCTTTTCCAGAACTCTCTGTCATTATGATTCTTTCTATAATTGGGTCTTCAGCAATTATATTTTGTATAGCTGGGTTATTTCTCCAATTCGCTTCCTTTAAATTAGTTACTTCTTCTGGCAAATCTTTAGCTCCCCCAAACCTATTTATTGCTTGTTGTGGATTTTCGGCAGGGGCTTGGCTTATACCTTTATTATATTCATCGAAGGTTTGTCCATTTAATTCCGTACTCATTCTAGGTTTAGGAGTATTAGCCATATTAAAAACCTTTGGATCCCAGTCTGGGTAGTTGGATTGTTGTGGATTGTCAATTGCATTGCTACTATAACTTGGTACGGCTGCCTGCTCTGCTTGGAGATCTGCCTGGCTCGCGTTAGCCCACGGCTCATACTGTCTTGTCCCATAATTTATATTAGCTGGAGATACTGATTGCTGTGGTCCCCCACTGAAATACTGTTTAAAGCTATCCCAAGCATTACCGGCTGAGTTTCTAAGATCGTCGTAAAGTGCCATTAGTTAGGTATTCCTACATTAGTTGTACTACTAAGGGCGGGATCGCCATAATACTTCTGTAAAAGTGCATATATCTTAGCTTTAGAGCTTTGTTCCTGTTGGGGCATAAAAGGTTGAGAATCTGCTGGCTGTAAATCCTGAACTTCCCCTCCAGCCCCATATCCGCTAAGTGAGCCCATAAAATCAGGCCGCTCTATGTTTCCTAGCTTCATAAGGTTGCCATAAGTCGAGTCCTTTCCCTTTCCTGCACCTGAGCTAGCCTCTAGGAATTTAGCCCAAGCATTTTGACCTTTTGTAGGTCCTTGCTGTTGTTGTGTAGACTCAATTTGCTGGGAATAATCCACCTGTTGATAAGGTATTAGCTTAGCAGGTGGGCTTATCGGAGCTGGTGGATAAATGCTAGGATCAAGCCCAGCATAATTAGTAGCGTCGTACATTATGTTTCCCAATCGCGCTTATCGCGCTCTGTATCTTCTGATTCTTGTGCTGTAAGACTTTTACCTGATGAAAACCGCAAACTCTTAACTAGCTTCTCTTTACCAATTTTGCGCCACTCTGATATATGCCATAGTAAAGTATTCCTGCGACCATTACCAGAACCGTGAAGGAGCTTCTTTTTAGCCATAAATACACTATTTCACCTTTTAGATTAGAATCTAGCTCCAATATGAGCATTCTACCACCAATTAACTAACTATCTCCGCATCATCAACCTCAGTTGATACTACTTCTAACTTAGACCCTGCAATAACACCAGCTGTAGTTTGCCCCGCTTTCATTAATAACCTTTGATTTGCTACTAATTCCAGCGTAGCATTCCTAAGTACATTGATTGAACTATCTTCTTTAACACTAATATCAAGCTCAACTTTCTTAATTTCAGGCATCTTAAGCTGTGCTAACAGTGAATTCGCGGCATCTGTCCTAACCTTCTCGCTTTTAGCGGTCAGCATCAGTTCCGCCTGCACATTTAGGGCCTTTTGGTACAGATCCTGATTTAACACATAACTAGGTATCAGTGTCTGTTCATATATAAGATTAACTAGCTTACTTTTATTATATGCAGTTACATAGCTAGCTATATCCTTAGATGCTACTCCTTGTGTAGCAAATCGTAATATTTTTTCTGGGAATGTTTTACTATACCCATCAATATGAGAACAACCCATGAGTTTATGGCTCACATATTTCACCGCAGAAATGTACTCACGCATCTTAAATCTTCCGTCCTTCATAACCCCTGCGTAGCTAATTAGATTCTCTCTAAAAGCCTCATACAGCTCTGGCTCAGCCAATGTGACATTGATCTGATCTATCAATACTTGGTTAACTGATTTTCTTACTTTATCTGGTAGTGCTTGCTTGAATTGTTCGACTGTTAATGCCGTCATGTAAGACCCTCTTGGGTTAATGTATCGGGGTAGTATAGATTAAAACTATAGGAATAGGTAAAAATTATTTTTTTTTGGGTTTTGAGAAATTTATAATTTGGGTACGAATGCAGGGACTGAGGTGTCTAGGGTCTAATGCAAGTACTCCCCCCCCTATATCTCTATGCCACAAGTGGCATACTCTGGGTATACTCCCAACACGACTCACTTTGGAGGAATTAATTATGGGCAAGGCTCTTAATGAATTCCTCCAAAGTGAG